AAGCTATTAGTGGTCTTTGGTCTAGTTATCTTGGGTATGATGTACCTATTGAATCAGTTCCTATAATGCTGATGTTGATTAAGGTAGCAAGGCTGCGTCAGAACAAGACTAACGTAGACAATTATGTTGACATATGTGGGTACGCCTCATTGGCAGCAGAACAAGTGAGGTAATAATGGATATCGTAACCATAGATTTTGAAACTTATTATGACCGTGAGTTCTCACTGTCTAAGATGACAACTGAGGCTTACATTCGTGATGATAGGTTCGAAGTTATTGGTGTCGGTGTCAAAGTAAATAACCATCCTACCGATTGGTATAGTGGTAATGATGTGGGCAAGTTCCTTAAGTCTCTTGATTATTCAGACAAGGGGATACTTGCTCACAACTGTGTGTTTGATGGTGCAATACTATCGTGGAAGTATGGTATCAAACCTAAGTTTTGGTTGGATACTTTATCTATGGCTAGACCTTTTCACAATGCAACTGTGGGAGGTTCACTCAAAGCCTTAGTAAATCACTATGGTATTGGCAAGAAGGGGGATGAAGTTATCCAAGCCCTAGGTAAAAGGCGAAAGGATTTCACACCCGAAGAACTAGATAGGTATGCAAGTTATTGTGTCAACGATGTTGACCTTACTTATCAACTGTTCAAGATTCTTGTGAAGAAATTTCCACCATCTGAACTCATGGTCATTGACCAAACCATGAGGATGTATACCGAACCAACAGTAGAATTAGATAGTGAAGTGTTGGAGTCCCATCTCGAACAGGTCAAAGCAAACAAACAGAAACTTATTGATGATCTGTCGCTCAATGGTTTGAGTCAGGAGAGAGTCAAGAAGGCTCTGATGTCTAACCAAATCTTTGCGAAGTTACTACAAACAGTAGGAGTAGAACCCCCTACTAAGATAAGTCTACGCACAGGCAAGGAGACCTTTGCGTTTGCTAAAACAGATAAGGAGTTCACTGCCTTACTAGAACATCCTGACGTGCGTGTGCAGAATCTCGTGGCGGCGAGGCTCGGCACCAAGTCCACAATAGAGGAGACCCGAACCGAAAACCTTATTAAAGTATCGGAGCGAGGTCGCCTACCTATTATGCTTAATTATTATGGGGCACACACAGGTAGGTTTAGTGGTGGTGACAAACTCAACTTGCAGAACCTACCCCGTAACGGTGCTATTCGTAAGTCAATCACTGCCCCATTGGGTGAGAGTATGATTGCTTGTGATTCATCACAAATAGAAGCACGAATGGTTGCTTATGTATCGGGTCAAGAGGATTTACTAGAAGCATTCCGTGAAGGTCGTGATGTGTATAGTGAGTTTGCAAGTGAAGTATATGGCAAGAAAGTGACGAAAGATGACAAGGTAGAACGCTTTGTTGGTAAGACCTGCATACTAGGATTAGGTTATGGTATGGGTCATGTTAAGTTTCGTAACACTCTTGCTTTGGGTATGGGTGGTATGTCGGTACAGATCGACGAGAACGAAGCACAAAGGATTGTAAACTTATATAGGAATAAGAACCATAAGATTGCTTCCTTTTGGAATAGATGTAACCACGCATTATCAGAGATTGTAGCAGGCAGAACTGGGCAACTATGTGACATTGTAAGTTATGACGCTGAAGGTATTGTGTTACCTAATGGATTACGACTTACATATCCTGCGTTGCGTAGAGGTGATGACGGCTATGAATATATCAATGACGCAAGAACATTCCGTAAGCTAGCACATAAAAGGATTATGACTGGCGAGCAGATTGATATAGACTGGACAAAGATATACGGTGGTAAAGTAACAGAGAACATTGTTCAGGCACTTGCTCGTATAGTTATTACAGAGCAGATGGCGTCTATTGGTAGACATTACCACGTTGCGTTTCAGGTTCATGATGAGATTATCATCACGGCCCCGGACGAAAAGCTGACACACGCACAGGAACTTGTTCTCAGGAAAATGTCGACTGCCCCCACATGGGCACCAACATTACCTGTTGCTTGCGAACTAGGTGTCGGTAAAAATTATGGAGAAGCTAAATGAGTAAGAAAGATAATACATTAAAGGTTATCAAGGAACTTACCGAGACTGTTTCTTCTACCAATGAGGAGGACTTAGGTGACCTTGTAGTGCTTGTAAAAGTTAAGGGTCAGTATGTAAGGTTCTCTACAAAGATAGATGATACTGTGGGTCTTGTAGGTTTTATTGAAACACTTAAGCATGACGTTCTAAGGAGGGCGGCAGGCTAGTGTTAGATACCTCAACATGTCCATCTTGGGCTGTGTTCGTTGGTGTAAACTTGTTGACAGACAAGTTAGTTTACGAGGATGAAGCCAAGGTCATAGCCCAACACTGGATTATTGAGGGTGAAGATGAAGTATGGTTAATGGATTACCGTACAAACAAGATACATATATTTAACTATCAAGAAGGAGAGTGGGTACCCTATGCAACAAGACATTAAATTAGCACATTCTTACTCATCTATTAAGATGTTTGAGAATTGCCCTAAAAGATATTACCATCAGCGAATAACTAAAGAAGTAACTGACACTGGTAGTGATGCAACAAGACACGGTGAGCGTATTCACGCAGACCTAGAACACCGTTTAATCAATCGAAAACCTCTTACATATGACACAGAACAGTACGAAGTATTGTGTCAAACCATCGAAGTACTTGCTACTGGTGGTGAGTTACATGCCGAGCGCCAGCTCTGCTTGAATGAAAACCTTACACCAACATCTTGGTACGCAAAAGACGCATGGCTACGATCCATTCTTGACGTTCTGATTCTTAAAGATGATGAAGCAATCGTAATGGATTGGAAGACAGGTAAACGAAGACCTGACTTTACACAGCTACAACTATTTGCACTGCAAGTATTCAAACATTTCCCTGAGATTAAATCTGTTAAGTCCTCATTCGTATGGTTACGAGATATGGAAATGGATACGGAAGTATTCACTGTCGATAAGACTAACCTTATGTGGGCTGACATGCTCTCTCGTATAGAACGGATACAGCAATCACTAGACAATGACAACTGGCCTGCTAAACCTAGCGGTCTATGTAACTGGTGTCCTGCAAAAAATATTTGTGAATATGCTAAAATATAACTTGACATTTCTGTAAAGGTAATTATATAATGGCTACTACACCCGAAGGGAGGATTAAAAACAAACTTGACAAGATGTTAAAGTCTGAGAGAGTATGGTTTTATTCCCCACAAGCAGGGCCTTTTGGTCGTGCAGGTGTTCCCGATAGAGTAGCTATCCTAGGTGGTCGCTTTATTGGGATAGAGTGTAAGGCGGACAGGACAAAGAAACCCACCGCCTTACAACTTAAATGTATGAAGGAGATTGAGATGGCAGGTGGCAAATGTTTCGTGGTCTATGATGATGAGACCATCGATCAAGTAAGAGAGTTTATAAATGCTAGTCGTTGAACAAGCACAAGCTTTAGCACTAAACCTAAAGCATCCTAACAAGGTGTTGGAGTGTATCCCAACGGCCAAGAAGATGTCGTATAACGGAACAGAACTTGTTGTTACACCTCATCGTAATGACGAAGTTAAGATACTGCGTAACCTAGGCATCAAAGCACCTGCACCTATACTACATTATTATAAATGGTCGGGTAGGTTTGAACCCTATGACCATCAAAAGATGACATCTGCTTTTCTGACAATGAATAGGAGAGCGTTGGTACTGAATGAGATCGGTACAGGTAAGACACAGTCTGCACTTTGGGCGGCTGATTATCTTATACAAATAGGTGTCGTAAGTAAAGTTTTAATTATATCCCCACTGTCTACCCTTGAACGAGTATGGGGTGACAGTATCTTTATGAACTTCCCACATCTTAGGTCAGTAACTTTACACGGAACAAGTGAACGTAGAAAGAAATTACTAAAGACTGACTGTCATTTTTACATCATAAACCATGATGGATTCCCTATTATATTAGATGAAGCTAAAGATATGTTTGACCTTATCATCATTGATGAGGCGGCTGTCTACCGCAACCCATCTACTAATCGTTTCAAACTGCTCAGGAAGTTTATGGCTCAACACATCACAACACGTTTGTGGTTGATGACAGGTACACCTACGCCAAATGCACCGACAGACGCATGGGCATTGGCTAAACTTGCAG